GCGGTTTGGATTGCCGGATCATTCGTGTTCATCAGTTCCTCGTGAGTTCGTTTCCGGCACTGGTAGGCAATACCAACCTTCCGGCAGGTCCATCACCCCGGCGACGGGCTTGCCGTTCTCATCAAGTACCCACACCTTTGCGTCTCGCACCGTCTCACGAAGGCGGACCGGCTCGCCGCTGGGCACGTAGATGGTCCGCGGGGCGCAGCCTGCGGTGAGCATCATCAAACCACCGGCCAGCACAGCGGCCACAAGCAGCAACCGCGCCTTGCCCCAGCTGTCCCGGACGCGCTTCCGCAACCGTGCGCGCAGGGCCGGGTCGGTCCTGCCGTCTTCGGCCGTCGGTTGCGATCGGCGGCCGATCAGATCGATCAGCATGCCCAGCAGCAGGGCGATCACCGGCCGGAGGGCCTCAATCAGTCCCGCCATTAATCGCTCCTGCCTTGACCTTCGCGCGGCTGGCGCTGTAGCCCAGTGTGGCCAGCACGGCCACCAGCCCGCCGATAAGCTTGGCGATCCAGCTATCCTGCGGTACCGTGTCCATCGCGCCGCTGGCCAGCAGGAAGCCCAGCAGCGTCGCCAGCAGGCTCAGCCAGAACTCCGTCGTCTTGTACCCAGGTTTCGTGTCGTTCATGTCAGCTTCCTTTCTGTCTTGCCAGTAAAGGCCTTTTCCATCAGTTCCACGTTGCCGCCGTCGGTCACCACCACGTTTGCCGCGGCGCTGCGGGCGAACGGGTCGAAGTCGCTCGGCCGAAAGGCCCGGCTGCGCTTCGGGTCTCGGTGGCAGTTGGCCAGAAGCGCCATGACACTGGCCGTCTGCGCCCAATTGGCCCGCTGCCTGCCCTCGGCCATCTCGGCCAGTTCACGCAGGGTCAGGGCGGCGGGGTCGATCCCGACAATCCCGGCGAGCCGCCAGATGTGCCGCCAGAGCAGCTCGGCCCTGAGCTCACGGCCGAAGGGCCGCTCGGCCGTAAGGCCAACAACTCGTCGATCCGCTCCTGCATCGCCCGCTGCGGCAGGTCGCTGTCCAGGTACTTGCCGGCCGCCTCGATCCCCATCGCCTCCAGAGCCTTGGCCTTCTCCAGGGCCTTGCGGAGGACCGTCCGGCGGCGGAGCGGGAAAAAATCGACCAGTTCCTCCAGCACCGCCGCGGTGGCTGCGTCGATGGCGTCGCCTGCAAGGCAGCGGCCGAACTGCTCGTCGGTTATCCCGGCAACATCAGCCTGGTCCTTGACCAGGCAATAGATGATGTCGGCCAGCAGCACCGGGTCGTCGATGAGCTGCTGAATCAGCGCACCGCCGACGGCATCGAGCAGGTTGACCCCGCAGGCGTCGCGGACGCGCTTCACCGCGCCCACGTTGATCGTGACGGACCAGCCTCGGCCGGTGTTGTCTGAGAACGTTTTCATGTCCGCTCCTTCCCCTTACGACGCGACCTTCACGTATTCGTCAAAGACGGCCAGCTTCGCCGTCACCGAGACGGTGATGCCTTCCTCCAGCGGCTCGTTGCGCGTGGCGTTGGTGATGGACCAGTCGCCCAGGAGGCCATGGCTGCCGGCGGCGTCCCTTGCGCCTGTCATTGGGCACAGCCGCACCTGCGAACTGTTGAGATAGGCGTCCATGATCGCGTCGAAGCAGTCATCGCCGGGTTTCCAGAGCATCTCGAACTCACAGGTGGCCTCCTTGAGCGTGGCGGCGGTGGCCCGCCAGCCGGAGTTGGCCCGCGTGGTCACGTCGGCCTCGCCGGCCTCCATCGTGAGGGTCAGGTCCTTGACGTTGGACATCTCCACCAGCGCCGAAAGCTCAGCGCCCGGATCGCCCTGGTAGAGCTTGGCGTTCATGCCGAGAACGAAGGTTTGGGTAGGCATACTCGCTCCTTGTCACTTGATGGAAGTTGCCCACAGCGCGGGCAATTTGGGTTTCTCTTGCTTGAAGGCAGGCCCCATGAATGGCCGAGCCTTGTAGGTGGCTATCACTTTCTTGCCTTTGCGGTTAGCCCGAACCGCCCGGCCGCCGTATTCCAGCAGCGGCGGCGCCTCCACTTCGCTGCGGAACGGCGTCGGGCCGATTACGACAGACTTCCGGGCCGGGTCATATCCGAAGAAGATCAACCT